TTTTTATTTTATTATTCTGATATTATTCTAATATTATTCTGATTTTATTTTGATTTTATTCTAATTTTATTATTCAATTTTATAATTCTAGATAAAATAATATAAAAGATGTTTGGCATATACTTCATAAATGTCGTCTAAATTTTTAATTTATACTAGTTGTTTTCATCAAGAAGGTTACACAGATATAATTGCATATTTAGTTAATTCATTCAAAAAAACCGGTTCCACAGTTGATTTTCTTGTTTACACAACCAGTGAATATAAGACTATAATCCAGTCAAAATGTGATGGTGTGAATTTCTTTGAGAAGAACTTTTACAAATCAATGAACCAGGCTCGCATATCCAAGTTAGATATTTTTGATTACCCGGGTATCGATAATTATGAAAAGATAATTTACATTGATGCGGATTCTATCTTTATAAAAGACCCGCTCCCCATGTTTGATAGCATTCAGGATGACCTGGTCTACGTTTTTGGCGAGGGAAACATTTTATGCGACGCTGAGTATTGGGGTCGTTCCCTGTTCTTAAAGGAAAATTCAGAGTGTGCAGACAGAGAAGGACTTGCCTCATTTATTATGGGTTTCAAGAATATTCCAGCAATTAAGAAGTTGTTTATCAAGACTAAACAGGCTTTTTACTTGGACATGTATCAGAATAAATTGAAATTCTACGACCAACCCTTCTTGAATTTCTTCTTTATCCATAACAACATGTGCAATACAGATGCTTTCAAGAAGCTTGTAAGAAGTCGCGAGTCCGCCGAAACCGCCGTCCGCGATGGGTTGTTTGCAGTCCATTTTGCAGGTTGTCCTGGGCACGGAAATGTAAAACTCGATTTGATGAAAGAGTTTCAGGCCAATTTTGACAGACTTGCAAAACCCGCGGTTGATAAGACCCAGACAATTTTTCTTCTCCAACAACAAGTGGCAGAATTAAATGCAAAGTTGCAGGCATTACTACAGTAATTGTTCAAGCGCTGTCATTCGCAAAGTTGAACCAATAAATGTTTTACTTGGTTTCACATACTGTTGAAATTTGTCCATAACAATCTGGATTTCATTATACCTTGGTAGAATTAAATCTTTTACAAACTTGTCTACTTTATTAGGGACTGGTTTCTGGTGGTTGTCCAACCATTCAATAAAATCGTTGCAATTATAAAGTAAAATCGTTTTCAAAATAAAATAGCAGAAAACTTCGGTGTCTTCTTTGTATTTTTCTTTTGCTTTTCCGGTTAAAATGTCGGAATAAGTTATGCCAAAATGGTTTAATATTTTTGCGGATTGTATGAGAGAAAATTTGCGTTCAATTTGGATATATTTTTCTAGCCGAACTTTATTGAATGGTTTTCCGGATGCTACATCAATAAATATAATATTCATTAGTTCCGCCCACAATTCGGTATATGTTTCATACAATTTGAATTCGGAATTAATTGGGAAAATTTGAGAAAGATTCGTTTTGCTCCCTGCAAAATCCAATCCTAGATTGTGGAACGATTCGTGGATAAACACTTTGAACCATTCTTCTCTCCGGTACAAAATAATCTCGGTTTCCAATTGACACGAGGTCGTGAAAGCGGTATTTGCATTTTCTGCGTCCAGTTCAATCTTATTTTTTTTCGGCAACACCTTTTTCAAATCGGTTAAATAGAGATAGACTGTAACCTTTTTGGAACAATTGGGGCTTGCATACAACGTGGCGACCTGCAACCACGTGTTAATCCATTTGACATAGTTGTCAACCGATTCCGAGCATGTATTTATAAAAAAAATGGTGTATATTCTTTCACCAACAATCAGCTTAACCTGCGTTATATATTTTTTCAATTCTTTAATATGTGTTTTAATACTGTCTTCCATATATTCGTAGCTGGACCCTTTGGTCCAGGGTGCACCCGACTCAATAATAGTTTTTTGAACAATAGTTGCCTGCGGTTTAGTTAAATGTCCTGTAGTTGATTGGTTGTATATTTTTTCAATCACTGGAACTGCAGATGGAGAGAAATGGAATGCGGGTGATAATGGAATATTTTTTAAAAATTCTTGAATTTTTATGGATGGCTTGGTGAATACCATTATATATTAGGGGAACGACTAAAAACCCCCTGGTTTACAATTGCCATAGAGACATTCGCTCTTGTCGGTTAAGTCGTCCGATGCGAAGCAGGATTTCATCTCGTATATCCAACAAGTCTTCAATAATATCGTGCATAAACAACAATTGCTCATTCTTTTGCAGAAATTTGTCGTATTTTTCTTCTAGTTTAATTAGGAAATGTTTGTCGGTGATTTTCTCTATTCTTTGGACGTCAATGATTGGAGGGGCATCCGGAAATAATTGTTTGATGGTCACAACTTTTGTTTTCGGCTCGATTTTCATAATGTAGGTTTCCAACTCGATAATGCGATTGCAGCATTGCTTGATAATCTGGCTTTGCGCTTCGATGGTTTTTTTACAGTGGCACTTTTGCATTTTTTATTAATATTAAACATTTGATTTTGATTTTTTGTAAAATATATTTTTTACAAAAAAATAATTCAATTTTATAGAGTATACAATATATATAATGCAATTTTCAAACTACCAAGACAATATTGAAAATACCGATGGAATTTATACTGGTTTCTCTGAAGAACTGCCCTATGATAGAAAAACTGAAGATGCTCACTTAGATGTTCCATCAATTGCACCAATATTATTGGTATCTACAAAGAATAAAAAAAAGTCAAGAAAAAATAAAAAAAAGAAACTTGTCATAAAACAACCCAAAATAATTGGTTTAGGTCCTGCGCGCCTTAACACGAGAGTTAGAAACAGACGAAACTCCACCCGACGCTAAACTTCCACGTTTGTAAAAAACCAGTGTGTTATTTGTGTATAAAGGTCTTCTTGGAAGCATTATATATTATACTGTGACAAATAAAATCCACATAATAGTTATACAATGGATTACATCAAACTAAGTTATATTGTTTTTCTATTGATGGTCATTTTAGCATCTTTATTTGCCTATTTCACTTTTGGTAAAGGATGGGAACCCATGGTTACAATTGGTTCCGATTTGACTATGGAACAAAACATCCCGGGTGCTACATACCCCGGTCCAAGACCAAACAATAGAGAAAAAGGTGTAAATGGCTATGGAATGGACCCACCTGATGGGTATTACAAAATAGATACTGGCGGAGGTGTTTGGAAAATGAAACCTAAAATACCTACCGGATACATGATTAATCCAGCAGATAAAACAAAACTAATTGTTGACCCAAAAAATGATGTAGCAAATTATGCAATCCAATCTTATAAAAATACAACGGATGAAATGTTGAGAGAAGGGCCTTATACGGAAATCCCTTTGCCTGCTGGTCAAAAAAAAGTGATTGAATCAACACCATTACCAAAGAATAAGGATGGAACCCCAAAATTCTATCGAATTGCGCCATTCAATGATGCAAAGGGGAAACCAATACTGGATAAATATATGATGAAACCTCTTCCAGCCCCTTTGCCAAAGGGTTACATAATTGATGCCAAAGACTATCTAATTTTTAACCCAGATGTCACTGAGTATGCGTTTTCTACTTTTGATTCCGCGTATGACCCAACAAAGGTAGACACTGTTTACAATAAAATGCCTGAACAAAAAAAAGAACAAATAAATAACGACGACATTGGCAAATATTACTCATTTGACGCAAATGGGCAACTTATCCGTGAAGAAAACACGGACGCCAGTTTTTCACCAGTATTATATTATGTTCCAGGTACATACAAATATGGTTCATCCAACTATGTTCCAAATTATGAAGACAGTGTCTATTTGAGTAGGACAACACGTCTTCCGCAACCTGCCCCTGTATTCAATACCGCAGGAATGTTGGGCGGATTTTGCACCCAATTCAAAAACAATACTTTAGCCATTGAAGAGAAGTGCGGGGCTCTAGACCTGAATACATGCGCTTCCACCAGTTGTTGCACCCTGATTGGGGGACAAAAATGCGTGGCAGGAAGTGAGAACGGGCCGTCAAACCCGGCAAATTACACAGACGGGAGTCTGAAGAACAAGGATTTTTATTATTATCAGGGCAAATGCTATGGTAATTGCAGGTAGGGAAACCTACGGTTTCCCCTACGACCCCTTCCCTTATGTTTCTTTACTTGTTCTCTCCATAAGATTTGTCGGTATAAAATTGATTATTTTATGTATTTATCTTGTAAATAAATATATAAAAATAAAATGAGACGTTTCTTTTCAACGACACTTCGCATATACACAGACGGTTCCTGCATTGGTAACAAGCACTTTGGCGCTCGCGGCGGAATGGGTCTTTATTTTCCAGACAATGACCACCCTAATTTGAGTTTAGCATATCCCAAATCATTGGTTCTGCCGCCAACCTGCCAGCGGTGCGAGTTGCTTGCAGTTTCTTATGCACTAATTATCCACAACATTTGGTTTAAGTCAACGGATTGCACCATATATACGGATTCCGAATATACAATCAAGTCGCTTACACAATACTCTCATGTATGGACCAAAAACGGGTGGCGAAAAACAAATGGTGAGCCAGTGAAAAACACAGATTTGTTGATTCCAATGACGACCATTTTCAATAAAAGTCCCAACATTAATTTTCAGCATGTTCGAGCACACACTGGATTATTGGACGAGAATTCGTTGAACAATAATATCGCGGATGCTTTTGCGCGAAAGGGTCTGAAATATATGTAATTTTATACCGATGAAGATTTAAAATGGGACGCAAAGCGTCCCTTTGAAATCAGAAATCGGTATCGAACCTAGAAGAATTGATGGGACTTTGTCCCATTTCAATTCTTCGACAGTTTATGGTTCTTCTTCTTGATTTACTTCTGTAAATGTTTCTTCTATATACTCATCTTCTTCTTTTGCATCCGCTTTTGCATCCGCTTCTGCTTCTGCATCCATCTTTTTTTTCGCCACACACAATTCGCATTTCTCTCCCCAAAAACATTTTGCAAAATCAAATGTCTCTCGATGCGCATCGCAACAAAATTCGTCCAAATCAGTCAGTTTGGTCCCGCACATATGACATTCCTGCGAATACTTAATTGCCACCGGGACTTGCACCTTGTAAATATCAGTCAGCCAATATACGTGGTCAATTTCTTGTTTACAGAAATTCGTTTTGTGAAAATCATTAAAACATTTTACAATTTTTACTTCTTTACATAAATGGGGACTATAATCATCATTGCAACTTCTTTCAATATATTTACTCATTATTTTTTTATATCATAAAAACTTTAAATCATTTGTAAAATTGAAATTAATATAAACAATAATATAGATAATATATATTATATAAAAATGATTATTCCAGTAAAATGCGTAACTTGTGGCAAGGTTTTAGCCAGTAAATATAGATGTTATTTGGAGAAAGTTCGTCAGAAAAAACAACAAACCATGGGAACGGAGGATAGTGTAGTGTTGGAAAGAACCGTTTATTTGTCGAAGGGGAATACGAAGAAGACCGCCGAGGGTGAAGTGCTGGATGAATTAAAATTGGTGGACCCCTGCTGTCGCCGACATATGTTGACCCATGTTGATATCGAATAGATAGATGATTTGTATATTTTTTTTTACCATATTAGTTTATAATATGGCAAGACAAAGTCGTAATCGCAGAACCAATCGCAGAAGTAAAAGAGAGACCAGAAGTAAAAGGACAAAAATGAACGGTGGACAATTCAGCGTGCCAATTAGCAAGTTTTATCCGCAAAACACGTTTGAACATGACCCATCAAGAGTGATGGCATCCTCTGTATTAAAAGGCGGAAAAAAACATTCGCGTAAATATCTGCGCGGGGGAAATTCCGGTTTTTTTAGCCAGTTTGGTTCACCCTTTGGTGCATCCCAAGTTGCTGGACAAGTTACTGGATTCCAACCATCTGCACCTTCATTGGGACCTTTTTACAAGGTTTAATTTTTTCTCTACAGATAGATTATAAAAATGTCTTTGAATATTCGCAACTGGTGCACACCCGCCTACTTTTATTTTATTATTTCAACTATTGCAATTTTGATAATGTCGATTCAAAATTACGGAAATACCAACGTATATTGTTTAGGAGATTATAGTTGTGGTGTCACGAGCACCTTTTTAATTTTTGTCATCAAGGTTCTTTACGTTTTATTCTGGACGTGGATTCTCAACTTGATTTGCAAGAATGGATATGAATCTGTTTCGTGGTTCTTGTTCCTTCTTCCATATGTGGTTATGTTTATCACGATTGCTTACGTTTTCTTTATGTAGGGGGAACTACGTTCCCCCTTACCCCCTCCTTTTATTTTTTATTTTATTCCACACGAAGGGGGTGAATACTGTATGTTCCCCCCTTACCTTCCCTCTTTTTATTTATAAAATAAAATATTTTTTATATTATTTTATTACGACGATTTTTAATGTCATTTTCTCTCAATGTATTATAAAATATGACCCAAAGAATGAGGACAGGTCAAAACAAAAAAACCCGAAAGAATATTTCTTCGTTAGAGGGTTGGATAACTGTGAAGGTTGCAGGTTCTTATTACGATATGGGTTATCAGCACGGTCAAATCTTACGTAAACAAATAGAGAAAGCCAGAGATGTAATGAAACACCTGGTTAAAAAGTATTATAAAACTTCTCTCTCTGAATACGTTTCCAAATGCATTTCTTTTGTGAAAGAAACCGATGAATGGAAAAACATTTTTGACGAACTTCGTGGAATCCGCGACGGATGTTCTTCGGCAATGTCGTTGAACGAGTTGATTGCATGGAATATGTATTTATCAATGGAAGAGGTGTATGGGTCTATCACGGGCTTAGATACGGGTTCTGTTGAACGCTGCAGTGCATTCATCGCCACTGGTTCAAAGACAGTCGACGGCAAAATCCTCATGGCGCACAACACGCATTGTGATTACGCGTCCGGGTTCATTTCCAATATTGTTATGCATATGGCGCCTTCGGCGCCCGGAACTTACCCATTTGTAATGCAGACGTTGCCTGGATTGGTGTGCAGTTCTACGGACTGGTTCATTTCTGAAACGGGCATTATTGGGTGCGAAACAACCATTTCCAAAATTAAATACATCCCCGAT